ATTCTATATTATCAATTGGTTTGCCCGATATAAGAACGTGCTAAAGGACACTGATCAGCAAGTAAAGTATACCCGTCAAGAAGAGAACATCCACGCAATGGTTGGAATGAAGATCGTGAATACTATTCGCCAAGAGCTTCCTGAGCTGTTTGATGAAGAGCTTGAAGAAAGAATCGCGGGTGAAGCACAAGAGGCATTTAAGGCTGAAGCTAAAATTGTTGATTGGATGATTAACGGTATTCAAGAACCTGGCCTTAATGCTGATATTGTTAAAGAGTTTATTAAGAACAGAATTAACGCCAGTATGGACGGTATTGGGTTTAAGAAGCCATTTGAAATTGATAAAACGTTACTTGAAGAAACCATGTGGTTCGAAGAGGAATTGCACGGCAACAACATGACTGACTTTTTCCATTCTCGTCCAGTAGAATATTCAAAGAAAAGCCAAAGCTTTGACGAGGACGATCTCTTTTAATAAAGGGGATATATAAATCTAAATACATAATGGAAAAGTACTACTGGCTAAATAAAGACTCTCGGAAGTTCCTAGAGCGTGGATACCTTCTTGAAGGCGAAACGCCCGAGGATCGCTGTAAAGATATTGCGGATCATGCTGAAAAGATTCTCGGCATAAAGGGATTCTCCGAGAAGTTTGAAGAATACCTTGGTCAAGGTTTTTACTCTCTTTCTAGTCCAATCTGGAGTAACTTTGGTCGAGAGCGTGGTCTTCCTATTAGTTGTTTCGGATCTTTTATTGACGACACACTTGAAGAGATTGCAGGAGCCAAGCTTGCCGAAGTGTCCATGATGACTAAATATGGTGGAGGAACATCCGCTTATTTTGGTGCATTACGTGGTCGTGGAGCTCCTATTAGTACAGGTGGAACAAGTACTGGTGCGGTTCACTTTATGGAGCTTTATGACAAGCTTATGAGTGTCGTATCTCAAGGAAACGTTCGTCGTGGTTCCTTCGCGGCCTACCTCCCAATTGACCATACCGACATTGAAGAGTTTTTGAAGATTCGTGGTGAAGGTCATGAAATCCAAGAGATGAGCATTGGCGTTACTATCTCTGATGAATGGATGAAGACCATGATTGAAGGCGATAAAGAAAAGCGGCGTATCTGGGGATTGGTTATTAAGAAGCGTTTTGAAAGTGGGTATCCTTACCTGATGTTCTCGGACAATGCCAATAACGCAGCTCCGCAGGTGTATAAAGACAAAGGTAAAACCATTCATGCTAGTAACCTTTGCAACGAAATTTTCCTTAGTTCGGACGTGAACGAAAGCTTTGTCTGTAACCTATCCTCGCTTAACCTTGAGCAATGGGACGAGATTCAAGTAACAGATGCGGTGGAAACACTAACGTATTTTCTTGATGCTGTTATGGCTGAGTTCATAACAAAGACTGAAGGCATTCCTCACATGGATTCCCCGCGTAATTTCGCCATCTCTCAGCGTGCTCTTGGTATCGGAGTTCTTGGTTGGCATTCGTATCTACAACAAAAGATGATTCCGTTTGAAGGTCTGCAGGCTCAGATGCATAACAATCAAATCTGGAGTACCATTCGTATTAGAACAGATGCAGCCTCGGAAGAACTTGCTGAAAAATATGGAGAACCTTCTTTGCTACAAGGTTATGGTCGGCGGAACGTTACTACCCTTGCCATCGCACCAACAACATCGAGTTCGTTTATCCTCGGTCAAGTATCGCCAAGTATTGAACCACTCAACTCAAACTATTTTACAAAGGACCTTGCAAAAGGGAAGTTCACATTCAAGAATCCTTATCTTAAATCATTGCTTCGCGAAAAGGGTCTAGACACTCAAGAGGTATGGCTAGAAATTCTTCAACACGGCGGAAGTGTTCAGCACCTTGCTGAATTAAATGAAGAAGAAAAGGATGTGTTTAAAACCTTTGGCGAGATTTCTCAAAAAGAAATTGTTATTCAAGCTGCTCAACGACAGAAGTTTGTTGACCAAGGACAAAGCCTTAACTTGATGATTCCGCCAAAGGCTAAACCAAAAGAAGTAAATGAACTGTTGATCTATGCATGGGAAAGTGGCATTAAAGGAATGTATTACCAAAGGAGTGGTAACCCTGCACAGGAACTTGCTAGATCATTAAACACGTGTAAGTCGTGTGAAGGATAGAAAAAATGATTACTGATAAACGTTGCCCGAACTGTAACGCTTCCTATGAAATCACGTGGGACGATAATGAAGAGGCGTCTTTCTCCGACGTAGAGGATACAGATATTGACTACGACGATTACGACAAAGAAGAATTCCCGCAATATTGCCCATTCTGTGGTAGCCATGAGAGCTACGACGGATCACTTTAATTTGTCTCATAGATAGATTTATGTGGATCTATCAGGATAAGGAATTTACATCGGACATGATCGGCGATTATGTCGGCTTTGTCTATTGCCTGACAGATACCGAAAACGGTAAGAAATATATCGGAAAGAAGCGGTTTACACGGAAGATAACTCGACCTCCTCTCAAAGGCAAGAAGAGGAAGCGGAGATCCATAGCAGAATCGGATTGGCAAACTTACTACGGTTCTAGTCCCGAAACCAAAGCTCTTGTAGAAGAATACGGGGGAGAGCGATTTAAAAGGGAGATACTTCACCTTTGCACCGCACTTGGCGAGATGAGCTATATGGAATTAAAGGAGCAAGTTGATCGCGAAGTGCTCCTAAGTGATGAATACTATAACGGAATTATCCAAGCGAGGATCCATCACAGCCACGTTAAAAACCTCAAAAAATGATTTACATCCCTCCTTTTCTATGGTATAATAGTGGTAACAAATAAAATCTATATACCAAAAATGATTATCGTAGACTTCTCTGGAATCTCAATCTCTACTGTGTTTTCACAGCCCAAATCTAATATTGACGAAGACTTATTGCGTCATATGATTCTCAATTCGTTGAGAATGTACAATCTCAAATACCGTGGTGAGTATGGCAAACTAATTGTTGCCTGTGACGCAGGGAGTTGGCGTAAAGGTGCCTTTCCCGAATATAAAGCGGCTCGTAAAAAGAATCGAGAAAGCTCAGATATGGATTGGAAATCAATCTTTGAGAGCATTAATAAAGTAAGAGATGAGATTGACGAACATCTTCCGTTTCCAGTAGTGCAGGTAAGCAATGCTGAAGCCGACGACGTTATCGCAACCCTTGTGGAAACAACCCAAGAATTTGGCAACCACGAAAAAGTCATGATTATCTCCGCAGATAAAGATTTTATCCAACTTCAAAAATACGACAACGTTCAGCAATTCAGCCCTCTTACCAAGAAACTTGTAAAGGATACCAACCCGCACAAGTATCTTTTCGAGCACGTAGTTCGTGGTGACAGTGGCGACGGCGTTCCCAACGTTCTTTCGGCTGATGACGTATTTGTTTCCGAATCACGCCAAACTCCTCTGCGAGCGAAGAAGATCGAAGAATGGTACAAGGCTTCTCGTAATGGCGATATGAAAGAGATTCTCGATGAACAAACATATCGCAATTATATTCGCAACAAAAGCATGATTGACCTTTCTCAGATTCCAGAAGATGTCGTGTCCCGAATCCGAGAAGAATACGATAAAAAGGAAGTTAAACCAAACGGAAAGGTTCTTAACTATCTTATTACTCGTCGGTGCAGTCAGCTTGTAGCTTGTGCAGAAGAGTTCTTTATCAAGTGATATATAATTACAGAAAACAATACAATGAAAAAGAAACTGACACCGAAAAATAATAGGACCAAACTCCCTCACGAATTGTTTCAGCTGTGTGAAGAAGCTGAAGGGGTTCCAGAACGGGTAAAGCTTTTGCAGGAACACGCAACCTTTGGAATTAAAACCCTTCTTCAGGCCAACTATAAAGAAGAAGTTGAATTTGATCTTCCAGAAGGAACTCCTCCGTATAAAGAAAGCGAAGCCGCGGCAGGTGATGAACTCCTTCATTTTGAAAAGGCTATTAAGCAGCTCAAACATCTTGTCAAGCAATCACCTTTGTCTGCCTATAAAAAGGAAACCATTTACATTAGGCTTCTTGAATCATTAAGCGCGGAAGACGCCAAGCTTATGATCGCTGTAAAGGATAAGAACCTTAAAGGTCTTTACAAAACACTTACTGAGGCTACCGTTCGTAAAGCGTTTCCAACACTGCTCGGTTCTAAATAAAATGACTTACGATTATTGTTGTGAGACTTGTGGGGAGACTTGGGAAGAAAGTCATCCTATGGACAAAAGGGACAATCCCGTTGGAGATCCCTGTCCATACTGCGAGACTGGAAAGAAAAAGCGCGGCGTTACAGCCCCAGGTTTTTCCTTTGATACAAGTCAAACACTTATTCAGAAAGCCGGCGGGGATTGGAACTGCTTGCTTAAAAAGATTCATAAGAACTCAGGTAAGCAATCTACGGTTCATCACGAGTAAATCTCGGCATGAAACTAAGCAAAGCTCATCTTAAGTATCCGGTTCACATAGGAGTTAACGTGGGAAACAGCTATTGGGCTCCAAGTGACTACGTTGAATGGAAAAGATGCCCAAGATGCAGCCTTGTTCCAAAGATTAGAATCACGGAAGATATACAACGAACCGCGTGCGGGTGTTGGGTGTCATCAGGCGATAGATGGGAAATCGGAGCTGAGTCGAGAAGCTCTTATGTGGCTAGAAAGGGATCAGATAAAGATTACAACTTTACTGCTTTGAAAGATAACTGGAATACTTATTGCACAACAGGTAAACTAAAATTTAAATTGGGTAAGCGTTTTCCCTTGGGCTTGTTTGGCCTTAAAAAGAAACGAGGATAACTTAAAAACATTATGGAAGACTATTACAATATGGATGAAGACAGCTACGGCATGGATGAAGAAGGATACAACCTCAAAGAGGATAACTGGGAAGTTGTTACAGAGCACCTATTTTGCGTGCTAAAATCATTGAAAGCCGAGGGATATACTAACTTGGATATTTTAAAAGGTGTATCCTTTATAGCATGTGACTTAAGCCAAAGTATAACAGAAGATGACAAATAAGACTAATATGAATACGCATAGTACAGGCTCCGAAGCTTTGGGAGTAGAAGATCTTTTTAGCGGAGGAAAGGTAAATAACTTTTCGGGCGAGTATGGATCCGTAATGGATTTTTACTTATCCGGAACTATTGGAGAAGCTTCTGAATACATTGAGTGGTTTCATAAAATTCGCAATGCGCGACCGACAGATATAATTAGCTTTCATATCAATTGTCCGGGTGGTAATCTTTTTACAACCGTTCAGTTTCTTCAAGTTCTTGATGAGTGCGCCGCACATGTTGTTATGAACGTAAGTGGAGCATGTATGAGCGCTGCAACGCTGATATTTCTTCAAGGCGATGAGTTTGCAATTAATGAACACAGCGCGTTTCTCTTTCACAACTACAGCGGTGGAATGATTGGTAAAGGCGGAGAGATGTATTCAAATATGATTCATGATCGCAAGTGGTCAGAAAAACTTTTCCGTTCTCAATACGAAGACTTTCTCACGGCAGAAGAAATTAGTAACCTTGTTGATGATAAAGACATTTGGATGGATGCGAACACAGTGGTTGAACGACTCGAGGCAAGAAACAAAGCCCGAGAAGAGGAAACCAAATTAAAAGAACAGCCACCTAAAAAGAAAACAACAAAGAAAAAGACCGCTAAGAAACCCAGTTAGATTATGAAACCATCAGACTTAAACTACCAGTTCAGCAAACGCCTTGCTTTGACCATTATGGTTGAAACCGGTGAAGAGATTTCCGAACAAAACGAGCCATGGGTTCTACCAATTGAATCTGAATACAAAAAAATTCAAGCTAAGGAGTCTAAGCTTTCCTCGAGGAACCGCAAAGACCTTTCAGCGGCGTATGAAGCGCTTCTTAATCTTAAAGAGAAAGAAGCTGAAGAGAAAGAAGCTGAAGAGAAATAATAAATAACATTTAAGTATAGTATATCGCAGGGCTTTGAGATCAATCTTAAAATAGAAAGACAAAGCTTATGGAAACTGCAATTATAGTAAATAGCATCTTGGTGACCGTATTCGGCTTGGGGTTCTTGTCATACACAGTATGGTTGGGGTTCAAGGTCGTAAGATTATCGGGAGAGCTTAAACAACTGGAATATAACACCGATTCGCGAAGCGAAGAAACAGAAAGAATGATCGGGAGTCTCGACAGTGAAGTTTGGAAAAACTTTGACAAAGTAGATTCCAGATTCGATCAAAGAATAACCGACGAACTCAGAGAGGTTTGGAATGAATTTGAAGTTCATCACCGCCGTTCTACTGAAATCGAAAGTGTTCTAAACAAAGACTAACAGACACGTCTCATTCCCTGTTGATATACTATATCTTTTATTATGAATCAATTTAAGAGGCATCTCTCCACCCCTTCTTCTTTCGCCAAGATCTATATCGCCGGTCCGATTGATGTGATCAAGCAAACATGCCGGCATTGGTGTAAGAAGAATCCGAGTTGTGTAAACGTTTCCGAAACGTCTTTCATATATTGCGGTGGCGAGGAAACCGGAGCCATTGTCGAGTTTCTTAATTATCCTAAATTCTCCTCCACCCCAAAAGAGATTTTTTTCAAAGCTAAAGCTCTGGGGTTTGAGCTAAAGGAATCCACCGCTCAAGATAGTTTTCTGATAACTACTCCAGACTATACGCATTGGTGGAGCGATAGAGAACAGAAGTGGACTTCTTCTGAGTTGGTCAGATCATCATTATAGCCATTTTGTATCAAATTTGGCATTTTTGTATCAGATTCGGTAAAAAAGTGAAAAAAGTGCATTTTTTTAGTATTTTTCTATTTACATTTATCCCAAAGTGTGGTAGAATATACTCATGGAAAGCAATACTACCACAACCACCGCCAATGAGAAGTTCCTTCAAGATCAAGTTCGCTGGGTTCTTCCAGAGATCCAAAACGTCTTGAAAATGAATGAGATGCTTGCGACTGACGAACACAAGGCGGAGTTCCTTGAGGACTCTATGAAGGCTGTTCATAAGCGGCTTTTCAAGGTTCTTGAAGCTACCGCAAAAATCAGCTAACCCCGCTACCATTTTAAATTTAACCCTATCTACTATATTATGAACAAATACAACAAACGACACGGCGGCCCTTTCGACCGCGGAGGAGCAGATTCTTACTACCGCAGAGGAGAGAATCCTCATTATTACAAAGGTGGCACCTCGACCTCCGAGAGAGTGGAGGAGAAGGATATGACCCAAGAGGAAATCGACGCCTACCTTGCAGGCTACAACGAGAATGAATCGTTTGGCGATTTCAAAGAATACTATTAATTTTAACCATTCTATTATATTATGAACAACAAAATCAGCACTCCAATTGCACTAAAACTCGAACTCCAAGACG